GGCGGGTTGATTTGTCGCGATGGCGGGCACCGATTCGGCGCGCGACTGGGCCCTATAGATCGAAAGGCCAATGATTCCCAATATCCCTGGAAGGGCGACGAAGAGAATCAGCAACGTGACGATGAGCGAAACCACCCCAAAAAAGACGTAGTAAAAAACGCCGTGCCTCGGTTGAGCCGTCACGAACACCCGACGGTTAATGAAGAGCGGATATTGCGGTGGCAGCGGTGGCGGAGTCGCTATGGTTAAAACTGTATCGGCGCCGCAATGGGGGCATTTAGCCGACTCCCCAACATGCTCTGTTTCGAATTCGAGATGCCCTCCGCAGGCGGTGCAATTGCACTTGGAGATCATGGGAGTTCCCCCGGGTTACTGTGGCTTGTTTTCGTTTTTTGTGTGCCAATCGACGCGAGGAGCTTGTGCAGGGCCAGGGTTTGGCTCCGGATTTGCATCGGCTTTCTTGGCCTTTGCGACGTGGGTGACCTGGAACTTCATTGGAATAACTAGGCGGTCGCTTTCCTCGATGGCCTCAATGGCCGCCTCGATGGCGAGCTGGGCTAGCGTATGCTTCTTCTGCTTTACTTGCTCTGCGCATTTCCTTAATCGCTCGTCCAGTTCTCGGGATATTCGGAGAGAAAGAGGAACGTTTTTTTCTTTCACACGTGCACGATTCAACAAAATGTAGCGAAATGCAATATTTTTGTTGACTGCTCGTGTGAATTTACTACAATGCGATCAAGATGAGGACAACGAAAGCAGCGAGTAAGAGGGAAGTTTCTATCCCTCTACAGGTTAGGGTTGCGGGAAGTACCCGCGAAAAAATGAAGGCTATCGCCGCCAAAAACGGGCTCAGCCTCAATGACGTCGCCACGATGTGCCTGGTTTCCGGCCTGGTAAGGGTCGAAACGAAGCTGGACGAGATTAATAATCCCGGGCCCGAAGCCGCGGCCGCCTAAAAACCCCATTTCACTCCATGAACGCAACCGCAAACCCGTGTACCGGCGTCGTCGAGCCCGCGTCCCTATTACCGTCCAGCGCGATCATCTATTTCCCCCAGGCTGCAACCAGGATGGATTGCGAGCGTTGGCTTCTGGCCCGTAATCAGCCGATCCACGAATCCGCGCTCCGTTGGGCGAGTCAGCACGCCAGATTTGTCTATTGGACTGGGATCTTAGAGGTTTTGAGAGAAAGGGGGCTTGCCGCGTGAAAACCTCCCAGCTCGAAGATTTTGCGCGCCGTGGCATGATCTCCCAAAGGGCGGTCGACCGCGCGCTCAAAAAAGCCAACGCCCGAAACGACTCCTTTGAATACATCACCCCCGACTCAGTCACAGTGGGGCAGATGGTCTGGCTTGTCACCGATGCCAGGCGGGAATTTCGCGTCCAGGGCATCCAGTACTGCGATGGCCGCCAGCACATGATCTTCCTTGCTCCGGGCGAGGAACAATCTGATTCGCCGTCCCCGACCTGGACCAGGGTCCATATCGGTCAATTGCTGGTCCGCAAGATTTCCGGCGCCGCAAAACCAGCCTCATCCAGCTTATTGGCCGGGCGGGAAGAGATGGCCTCCTTCGGCGCCGGATCTAAATTTCCGATCCGAGGGGAGAAATCCCAATCGGTAGCTGGCAACGACCCTGGCCAGGCAAAGCGAGCGTTGCGCGGAGGCGTTCCCTCCGCTGGACAATCAGCCAGTGAAGGGCTCTCGGGCGAGCCTATCGGATCGGAAATATTTCCCGACAGAGGCCCGCTCTTCATCAACCGCCGGGCCGTGCGCGCCTGGCTCCTCGATCACGGCCACCAAAAAGTCACTCCGCACACGCTGCGCAAAATCAATTACACGGTCGCCCTGTATCTCAGGAACCTCCAAGGATACAACCTATGATCCGGATCCTGGAAGTGCTGGGCCTGGTGGCCGTAATCATCCTGTTTTTCTCCAGCCTGGCCGCGTGCATTTGCGCGGCCTATGTCTGCGCGTGCGTGCGCGAGGACGAAGAATCCAACCCCAAATCCCCATGAGCTCGGAAAATTTGCAAATTTGCAACGCCCTCGAGGCAGTGCCAGTCGATGAAGTGGCCGCGACCCTCGAGGACCTCGAAAAGATCGAAAGACACGCCTGGTATCGGCGCCGTATCACCCGAGTTGCCTTCCTGGAAGCCGATCTCGAATGGCGCCGTGCCTACCAAACGATGAAGAATTTCACGGGAGGCGGCCAGTGAGCTGCGAGGCTTTCCTGGCTACCGGGGACGAGCAGTCGCTCATGAATTTCGGCTGGGCGGTTGGTGCAGTCGCGAATCTGATCACGGTCAAGGGCCAGACTGCCTTCTTCACGGTTTTTTCTGAGAATGTAGAGACCTTGTTCCGCGCGGCGGTGTCTCATGATGTCACCCTTCAGCAACGGCTGATTCAGCCTGGAGGAAAATGCGAATGGCACACGATCCGCCAGGGCCCGATGGCGCCGTGGACCCCGGAACCCGAGGCGAAACCCGCGGGGACAAATCCAAGCTGACCATTCACCTCGCTTCAATCCGTGAACCCGTCGCTCAACCTTTACCTCACGCCGGCCGAGCTGGCGCGATTGTACAAGGTATCGCGTCGGACGGTGAAGCGGTGGAATGCGCACGGCGATATTCGATTTCTGAAAGTCGGCCAATCGGTGCGCTATGCGCTCGATGCCGTGCTTGAGTTTGAGCTCCGGCACACCATCGCTTCGCGGTGGGGCACGGACAGTCAGCAGGTGCAACAACAGCGCGCTCGCCTGGAATGGCTGGCGCTAGAACTCACCAAACAACGACAGGCAGCCGCATGAGAACGATTCCCCTGGGTCATTTCAACCGCAACGCCGAACTCACTATGATTGCGGTGTGCGCTCACTTCGGGCTCAGGCCCACCGACATCACTGGCCCCTCGAGGCGCTGGAGTGTGGTCTGGCCGCGCTGGGTATTCATCCATCTCGTGAAGCAAAGCACCGGCTGCAGCACTAACGAATTGGGCGAGCGGCTTAACCGCGACCATACCACGATTATTTACAGCCTCTCCGCGCTGCGCAACCTGGTGGACACGGATCGGCGCGCGGCCGAAGAATTCGCGAGGGTGGAGGCCAAGGTGCGGGCGATTACCAACGATATCTACGGTCGCGAAGATGCCCAAATGCCGCTGCCGCTCTTCGCCGTGGCCTGAGAGCAATGCATCCGGAAGATTCAAAAATTGCACGTCGGCGCGATCAAGACCGAGAGCGGAGTCGTCGTCGTCGAAGAGAGGATCCTCTGTATCGCGAGCGCGAGCGCGAGCGAAAACGCCGTCGCAGGAAGGATTCCGTGTATCGCGAGCGGGAGAGGCGGCAGGAGCGCGAGAGGTATCCAAGTCGCTATAGAGACCCCGCATATGCCGAGAAGAAGCGGCAACAAAGTCGCGAGTGGACGCGTCTCCACCCCGAAAGGGCAGGCCAGAATGGCATTCGCTGGCGTCGAAAAAACCGCGATTACCTCAACGAGTACTGGCGCGATTACCGCCAGCGCCGCGGAAAGGATCCCGTGTATCGCGAGCAGATAAACCGTCGGAGGCGCGAGTATCTGCGTTCCCATCCAAAGCAGCTCGAAAGAAGACGATGGGATTATATTCGCTGGCGTCGCGAGAACGCTGAATATGACCGGGAGAGAAGTCTGAGATGGCAAAAGAATAATACCGAAAAGGTTCGTGATTATCGAGTCCGAAGATTGATAAGCGGCAAGTCCAAAATTTCTCCGGCCGAGTGGCCGGAAGAGTTAGTAAACACCTGGAAATCATACCTCCAATTGAAACGCATATGGCTGCAAACAACATCCAAAACATCCAAGAGTTAAGGTCCGTCCTGTTAGAAGAAATCGACGCCTTGAGGCGAGATCCACGCCGTGCAAATCAAGCCAAGGAAATCATCAACGCCGCCGGCAAGGCGCTGGTCTCCGCGAAAGTGGAAATGGAGTACTCCATGCTCAAGGGCCAGGAGCCGGACATTCCGTTCATGGGCAAGACCAGCGGGATCGCGCTCAAGTCCAACGCGCGGCTGCTCTCGCAGGGTTAAATCCTTTCAACCCAAATGAGCACACAAACCAAAGCCAAATGCCGCGTCTGCGGCTGCACCGAAGACCACGCTTGCCCCGGAGGCTGCTCCTGGGTTGAACCCGACCTCTGCTCCCGGTGCCTGATTAACCAGGCCGAAAAGGAGATCATGCTTATTGGCTCGCGCCGAATGTCTCTTTCCTTTAGCGGCGTGCAGGCCTTCCAAACCCTTTCGGCGCTCCAACTGGCTCTGCGGCATCCCGGCATGCCGGTAAACATCCAGAAGCTCATTGTGGAGCAGATTGGGCCTATCCTGCAGCAGTTTGTAAGCGTGGGGCCGGCCACCGCCAAGCTGGCGCGACTGGGTTGGCATCCGGAAGCCGACGAGCCGGTCGAGGCTGAGCCGGAACCGGAGCGGAGAATCATTTTGCCCGGGGAGTAAATCCTATGAAAAGAATGACCCAGGATGAATTCTTGGCCGAAGCGAAACGGCGGTTTGGGGACAACGTCCGAGACTGGAAGTTCGTTTGCCCGATGTGCGGCACCGTCCAGAGCGTGCAACAGCTGATGGATGCGGTAATTGCCGCGGGTGGCAAAAAGGAGGATGTTCACGGCTATATCGGCTTCTCTTGCATTGGCCGGTTTACGGGCCAGAGCGACGCCAGTATCTCAGCCAAGAATAGAGGTTATAAGTGGGATAAGGGCTGCAATTGGACCCTTGGTGGGCTCTTGCAATTCCACAACCTCGAGGTCTTGCTTCCCGACGGCTATCACAGGCCCACATTTGAATTGGCGGATCCGGAAACAAAAAGGGGCTCCGGAGCCGCAAAGCTCGGGAACCCGGGATAAACTCCATGAACCCTCCCACCGTAGCAGAAAGCGCAGCTAATGCCAATCCCGCATCAGCGGGGTCATTGTGGAAAACCGCGCGTATCTACCGCCGCAAGTTTCGCCACTTCGACTTCAAGGAGGTCCAGGTGCGCATCCTGGATGTGATTCTCTTTTATTCGCTCGAGCGGGATCGGTTTGAGGCCTTTATCCCGGCGGACAGCATTTTGGCTAAGCTTTGCCGCCTGGATGGCGGCGATGTGTCGCGTCATTTAAAGTATTTGGAGGGAGCCAAGGTAATCGAGCGGGTACAAAAGGGGTTTGCGCTCCTGGATCCAGCCGGCTGGCGGGTCCCGGATCGGTTGACCATTTCACAGGATTTGCGGGAGATCGAGGAATGGCTGGAGATCGCTGATCCGGACCAGCCGGAATTGATTCCCGAACCGCCAGGGCTGGATGCAGCCTTGCGGAAAGTATTTGTCGAGCAGGTCGCGTCGAGTCAGGTCGAGTCAGGTCAAGTCAGTGTCGAAATCGAGTCAGTGCCACAGTCAAACGGTCCGGGCAGGGGCTCCGCAGTGTCGATCGAGCGCGCTGCACCAGATAGCCAGGTTGGATATGAGCCAACGATTCAAGGCGACTCTGGGGTGCAGGAAACCTGCTTGGCAAGCGGAGTCCAGCCCGGGGCCGGGCAGGGGGACTTGTTAAATAAACAAGTCGGGGAAGTTGGTAAATTACCAAGTCCCACAAAAACAGTTGGTAAATTACCAAGTCGAGGCCCAAAAGTTGGTAATTTACCAACTCCGCCGGCGCCGCACATTACGCGCGCGCGTTTCGATCCGGATCGATTAATCGATTCGAGAAAGAATTGTACTCGATTCGATCTGGATCGAGATCAATCAGGGCAAGTTGGTAAATCACCAACTTTTCGGGACGAGGTCGCTGGCCGGCTCTGGCGCCGGATTGGCGAGCACGAGCAGCTGGGGCCATCCGGGCCGATGTGGCGGATGGCGATCCAATCGATTCCCGACCAGTTGAACGAGCTCCTGGGCGCCATCGACGACATGGAGCGCTGTGGGCAACCCCGGCGCAACCCATCAGGATGGCTCAACTCCAGCGCCAGAAATGAACTCCGCATCCAAGGAATACTCCCATGAACACAACCCCAACTCAGTCAGTTACAACTACGCCAGGGAGAAGCGATTGTATCGCGACCTATTCAAAACCTTCGATGATTACTGCCGGCAGAGGTGGTCAATGGGATCCCGGAGAGCCCAGCAGCTTTGCAGGGCTGGTGAAATAGTTGTGGAATTGGCGGAGGCAAACTGCGGCCAGCTTCCAATCACTGAAAGCCAGGTTAGACCCCTGGTTTCCTTGAGTCCGGAAGACCGCGTCAGAGCATGGAACGAGGTGCTAAGCCGTGGCGTCGCGATCACCGCCGAAAAAGTATCCGAGATTGCTAAAAGTATGAGGCGCGCCAAAACCCATGGCGCCTACAACCCAAATAAGGAGGCATTGGATACCGAAGAGGCTAAGCAGTCCAGGCGAGCCCAAACCATTTCCGACGCAGCGGACAAAGCCTTGATTTCGCTGCAGATCCTTCGCGCATTCCTGGAGGGTCACGATTTGCACGACTGCGGGAGCGGGCCGGCCACCCAATGAAGTCGGACCGACTGAACATCCGGCCGCCCCTGTCGGGCAAACGCTCCCTGGAATTCTCAACAACAAACAAAACGAAACCCATGAATAAAAAAATCAAAACCTCAGAGATGAAAGAGCAAGAACAGTCCCAGCCAGCCACGGGAATTCTGGCTTCACCGCTGCCTCTGCCCATTGTCTGCCATCACCCTTATCGTATCGGCGGTTTGTACTTCATCCGCACGGTGACGCATCATCACACGGGTCAATTAGTTGAGGTCACGGGGCAGGAGTTAGTCCTCGAGCGCGCGGCTTGGATTGCTGATGACGGGCGATTCACCCAGGCCTTGGAGAAAGGGGAGTTCAGCGAAGTTGAAATGTTTCCGGTTGGATCGCGGGTCATTATCGGCCGCGGCAGCGTGATCGATGCCGTCGAAATCCAACACCTGCCGACCTCGCAAAAGTAAAAACCATGAATGCCGCCATTGCATTTGAGGGCTACCTCGCTTCGTGGTCGTGGTCGTGGTCGAGGTCGCGGTCGGCGTCGTGGTCGAGGTCGCGGTCGGCGTCGTGGTCGAGGTCGTGGTCGAGGTCGCGGTCGTGGTCGGGGTCGTGGTCGAGGTCGCGGTCGGGGTCGGGGTCGGGGTCGTGGTCGCGGTCGGGGTCGGGGTCGTGGTAATTTATGAATGACGATTATGGAATACGACAGACACCCTGGACTTTGCTCAGTAATTCTCAACACCAAAAATGAAAACCGTGACGATTCCTTGCTACGGATGGAACCCAAGAACTCGCGCCCGCGTAGCGTCGCGGCACCGATGGGATGGATGTATCTGCAAATTCTGCGGACGCTTTAAAGATCAGTGCCGAACAGAAGTGACCAAACCCAAATCAAACTCAGATCCTTCGCAGCGCGCCGGTGGCCCATAGGAGTTCGGCCACGGAGTGGGTTCGGGTTTTCCGGAAGGTGCGCTCGGAAGCGCGTTTCACGCCGTAGACCGATCGACCCATTTTCTGGGCGACCTCTTTCATCGTCAACCCTCTTGCCCGGAGTTGAATCACCTCAGTTTCCAGTCGCGTCAGGGACATTAGCTTTTGGTTCTAGGGTTGCCAACAAGCCCGTCTCAAAAACGAGCAATCTGGCCATTTGTAACACAATTTGCCGTTGAACTGCAAGGTGGCCAACCGGCCATCCCCGTCAGGCCATCTTCTCCAAAGCGCTGCAAGCCAGCAAAATAGCTGGCCATGCAGACCTTTAAACCGGCCGGCGAAGAGCTAAAAGAGTTGCAGCTGGCCGCCTCCATCCTCGAACAAGCCAACACCAGGCTGGGCCTGGCCAAGAAAGAGGTCGAATCATGCAAAGCCAAGCTGACTGATTGGCTGGCCACTCAGCGCAAGATCGTGCTCGATGCCTTGCCGATTGGCGAAATGGTGATGATTGAGGGCGTTGTCTTGATCGAAATAGGCAAGATGAGCAAGTTCGACGAGAAAGCCTTCCTATTGGCCAATCCGGCGGAACACCAGGCATTCAAGCGCGACATGAAGGTCACCAAGTTCAAGCCGATCGTGTGAGCTATCGGCTTTGGCTCGCATTAGGGTGCGGGGTAGGGGGTATGGCAAGGAATCTATTAGACGGTCGCCAAAAGCAGGGTGCCATGCACTGCCCGATTTTCCTGTGAAAAAATCCAAAAAATCGTTTCAGTTTCAAGCCAAACCGCCTGCAGGCAAGAAATGCGAAAAACCTAAGGATTCCGCAAAACCTCAGAATTCCGATTCCGATTCCGCCCAAATTTCCGCTGAAGCGCTTTGTGCGCTCACCGGTCTCACTGATCGCCGGCATCGGCAGATCGCGAAGCTCGGTTATTTTCCCCCTCCGCTTGATGGCCAGTATCAGCAGGACCTGGCGCTGCAAGGTTTGTTTCGTTATTACCGCGAGCTCGGCGATGTGCGCCGCAAGAAGCGCGATGAGATCGACGCCGAGAAGCTCCGGAAGCTAAAGCGCGAGAACGATGAAGGCGATGGCCGCCTGGCCGACAAGGAGAAGCTCGCAGAAGCCGTGGGCCCGCTCCTCACTTCGTTCCGGGATCTGAGTTACCAGAAGCTCGAGAACGAAATCCCGATGGCCATGGCCGGCATGGATGTGCCCCAGGCGCGCATCATCGGCCGGCGCTATGCCGACGAGCTGCTCCGCAAGCTGCAGGACATTTTCCGGGCATGGAAGCTTTAGGCCAGGTCCTCTGCGGGTTTGTCGAGCCCCGGAGCAACGAGGCGAGCTTTGAATATGCCGCCAAAAACATCGAACTTTTTCCCCCGATCACCCGGACCGGCTACTTCGACGTTTCGCTCTCGCGCCATTTCATCGCGATTTTCGAGGCCCTCGACGATGAGCGGACGCGGGAGGTGAATGTGCTAAAGCCCGTGCGCGGCGGCGGGTCACTCATCGGCGACATCCATCTGGCCGCGGTGCTGCCCAGCGACCGGCGACCGGGCCCCTACATGAACGTTTTCCAGACCGACGCGGATGCGAAAATGCATTTCTCTGATCGCATTGAGCGTATCCTGCAGGGGAACGCCTGCACGCGCGCGCTCTTGCCGCCCAAATACGAGTGGTCGGAGATACGGCTCTTGAACGGGCACACGCTCTACACCGGAGGCCCGGCTCTCTCCAACCTGCAGAGTAAGGGTGTGCGTTATCTCCGGGAGGATGAGTGCTGGATCTATCCCTCCGGGCGTATGACCGAGGCGGAGGCGCGCGTGGGCGATTACCTCAAGATGGAGATGAGCAAGATCCTTCGCATCTCCCAGGCCGGGCCCCAGCCAGGCGTCGAACTGGATCACTGCGAATGGAACCGGGCCGTCCACCGCGCGGCGATTCACGAATGGGAGGCGCAATGTCCGCACTGCCAGAAGTTTTACGACCCGGTTTTCTCCGGCACCAGGCCCGATGGCTCCTTTTGGGGCATCACCTGGGACCATCACCGCACGCCCTCGGGCGATTGGGACCTGGCCAAGTGCTGTCCCACGATCCGCTTTGAGTGTGAGCACTGCGGCCAGCCGGTGCTCGATACGCCGCGGACTAAAGCCGAGTGGAACCGGACCGGACGGTACCGCGTCGCCGGCGATGAGAACCGTCGCCGGAAGACTTTCCACTGGGAGAGCATCATTGATTTCCCGTGGGATGAGTTGGTCACGCTTTGGCTGGAGGCCTGCAACGCGGAGAAGCGGGGAGACCTGGGCGACAAGGTGAAGTTCTTCCAGAAGCGGCGGGCGATCTTCAAGGATGAGGAATCAATCTTGAAGGGCGGACTCAACCTGACCAGGTCAGCCTACCTGGTTGATTCGCCATGGCCCGAAGAGCGGGCCCGTTTCATGATGATCGACCGGCAAGAGGAGGATCTCTTCTGGTGGTCGGTCCGGGCCTTCTCAAACGAGCGCAGCCGACGGCTTGGATTTGGCAAGGCTTACGGCTTTGCCGCGCTCGAGAAGATTCGGGCAGACCACAAGGTTGAACCAAACCACACGTTCTGCGATTCGGGCTATCTTCCCAAGGGCGACCATGGTGTTTATCTGGCCTGTGTGCAGTACGGCTGGATCGCGGTGAAGGGGGACAAGGACTATTTCTTCGTTCACCGCCAGAAAAACAAACGCGCGGTGATGAGGAGTTATGCGCCGCTCAGCTGGGCCGATCCCGAGAGCGGCACAGTCGCCCAGGGCCGGCGCAATTGCCCCCTGATACGGTTCAGCAAGCCGGTGATGAACTCCAAGGTCCAGGAGCTCATTGACGCCGGGCTATGGGAAGAGCCACTCACCGGCACCGATCCCGAAATGGACAAAGAGTACAGCGCGCAAATGTCCTCTCGCGTTAAGAAGACCGAGTACAACGCCAGGACCGGGGAAACCAAAGTATTCTGGAAGGAGTCCAAGAACGATCATGCGCGCGACCTGGCCAACCAGGCGGTACTGGGCGCCATCCTGCAGGAGCTGCTCCCCGATCCCGCGAGTGAGCGGCTTTCCAAGTCCGAGGAAGAAAAAGAGAAGGAACCCGCATGATTACCCACTGTGATCCCGCCGAGCTCCCCGAGGCCTCGCTCAACGACCATCCAGCCGACCGCCTGGTCGAGGCCTTTTGCCCGCGGTGCAACGCGAGCGTGAATGCCACCTGCCCGGAATGTTCGGGCCACGTGGAGGCTGTGGGCTCCGACCCCGGCGCCGCGGGTGTGTCGAGCTATACCCGGCTCGAGTTCTATCGCCGGCTCATCCTCCTCGTTCAGAATTCGCGCAATTCCAAATTTACCCTCGGCTGCTATCTCATCGCGACCGGGGACGCTTTCGCGGACGGCATCAGTATGACGGAATACGCCCGGACCTGGTCGGTGAAGAAGGCCACGGTCTCCAAACACTGCCGGCTCATCTGCCGGTACCTCGGGATCCCGCCGTCCCAATACATGCGCCGCGAAGAAACCGCCCGAAAATTCCGCCTGGCCAACAGGCGGCCAACCAAAATGAAAGGATAAGAGAGATGCACTATCGAAACGGAAGAGTTGCCCAAGAGGGAGACCAGGTCGTTGACCTTCAGAGCGGTCACTCTGGAATCTTGTATGCCATACAGCACTCAGAGAGCTGCAACGGACGCCTAGCCTCCAAAACACCAGGTGACCCCTATGTCACGGTCGGGCACTGCGTCCACATAGACGACGTGTGCGTGGCGTTCTCTTCGGTACCGCCGAAGACCTGACCCATGGAAATCCTTGATAAATTCCGCCACGACAAAAAAGGGAGAAAGATTGGCCGCCTGGCGGTTGGCGTTGAGTTCCGATTTTCTTCCGGACGATCCTATCAGGTCACCCAATCCGGGGCCCTGATCCGAGTCGACCGCAAACCATGGAATAACAAAGCCGAGCGCAAGCGGTACATCCGGGCCAGGCGCGCCGCCCGGGAATCCATGGAGGCCCTATGAGCGAATTGGTTTCCCACCAGGAGATCGAGCTCGAATTGTCTTCGGCTGGGGCTCAATTCACGCCGGTTGAGCTTCGGCTGCCGGAGAACCTGGCCAAGGAAGACTGGGCTCACCTGGGACGCAAGCTCGCTCGAGCCGACCAGGTAATGCGCTGGTGGCTGGGTGATTGGGCGGCTTTCGGGGTCCGGAAGTACGGGCAGCTTAAGGAATTTGCTGAGCTCAACGGCATCGATTACGGCACGCTCCGGAACCTGGCCTGGGTCTGCCAGTCGGTTGAATTGTCACGCCGGCGTGACAATCTTGACTTTGGCAAGCATGCGGAGGTCGCCCAGCTCCCGCCCAAGGAACAAGCCAAGTGGCTCGACAAAATCGCCTCCGAAGGCCTCCCGCGCGCCGAGATCCGCCGGCAGCTCCGCCAGGCGGCCGGCGAAAGGAATGCCCTGGATAGCGACGGGCCCACGACACGGTTCATTTCCCGGGCCTGTGACGACCTGATCCACTGGATTAAGACCAGACCGGCGGGATTCTGGTCAGAGGAGCGCAAAACGGCCTGGAAAACACGCCTTGAGCCCCTGGTCCGCTTTTGGGAGTCGCTCTGAAGAGCTGTTGACCTAGTCGCCATGGCAGAATGGCGATTAACTACTTCATTGGCTGGAGCCAGGAGGACCTGGAGGCCGAGCTGCGCGTCGCCCAGGAGGATTTAGCGGCCGGCAAGGCCACTTCGCGCGCCGGGGCAGGGGAGAGCAACACCGAGAGCCGCATCGAGAAAACGATCGAGGATCGGATCCGGTTGATTTTCCGCGCGCTCAACGCCCTGGACCCGGACACCTACCCGATTGACCAGATTACCCCCAGTTCGGTTGTGCAGGTGACCTTCGGCACGCCCGATCCTGTCATTCCGGCCTGATTGCCATGGCCAAGACCGACGTCATCAGCGAGGCCATCACCGAAGGGGAGCGCCCGGGCGGGTTCAGCGCGGCCGCGGCGCCCTATCGCATCATCGATCGGCGGAGCTCCTACGGCTACAACAACACCCTCATCGAGGCGGCGACCCAGTCGGAGGATCGCAAGACGATCACCCTGGTCGACTATGACCTCCACCGCACAGTCAGCGTTATCGGCCGGCGGACTTTGCTCAGCCTTGCTAGAACGATGTTTTGGAGAATTCCCGCGCTCCAAGCCGCCATCCTCGAGCAAGCCCACCTGGCTGTATCCCCTTTCACCCCGGTTTTCATGGGCCCCAACGAGAAATGGGGGCGCCAGGCCCGGGACTGGCTCGACGGCTTCCATGCGGTCATGGATTGCGCCGGCTGGCCTTACAATTACGAGTCATACTGTGAGCTCCTGATTATCTCGAGCATCGTCGACGGCGACATTTTCACCCTGCTCACCCGTGACAGCCTGGGCAACCCGCGCGTCCAGATGATCCAATCGCACCGGATTGGCAGCCGCTACCAGACCGGCGGCAGCGCCAAGGTGCGCTACCAGGGAAACCAGCTCTTCATCGACGACAAACTCATCGATACGAACCTGCCCCAGGGTTTCCCGCAGTCGGTCGAATGGGAAGCGACCCTGATTGACGGCGTGATTCTGGATGATCTGAGCCGGCCGATCGCTTACCGCGTGTATGACGACCCGGTGGTCTCGGCCAATTACCAGGATATCTCCGCACGCAACCTCTTCCCTGCGTTCCTGCCGATGATACCGGGCCAGGTGCGGTCCTACTCGATGCTTTCAAGCTCGGTCTTTGACTGGCAGGACGTCCGGGAGTTCCGGCGCTTCGAAATGCTGGCTCAAAAGACTTTCGCCAGCAAAACCATCGTCGAGCAAAACGAATCCGGTGAAGCCGATGCTGCCAAGGCCATTGTGAGCCGGCCGGCGAGCTTCGACGCTTCCGGAAACAAGACCGGCTTGGACGCCATTAAGCTGGATGGGGGCGCCTACACCTATTTCAAGGCCGGGACCAGTTCGAAGCTCGAGGCTTTCAACTGGGGCGACCGGCCCGGCCGCGGGACCCAAGATTTCCTGGATTCCACTGTGCGGGACGCCATGCGCGGCACTGAGTGGGATGCCTTTTTCTCTCTCGATCCGCAGCAGGTGGGAGGAGCTCCTTTGCGCGTCATTGTCGACCGGGTAAATCGGACGCTTAAAAAGCGCCGGCGCCTGGCCGGCATGAATGTGATGCGCGTCGACACCTATGCGCTCGCCACCGCCATCCAGAATGGCGACCTGCCTTTTGACCCAAATTGGTTCCGGTGGACCTACCGGGCCCAGCCCGATGTGACCGCCGATCGCCGCTACGATTCCCAGACCGACGAAATGGAGTACCGTTTGGGCTGGATGAGCCTCGAGGATGTGGAGGCGCGGCGCCAGGGCGACTGGATGCAGAAGCGGGAGCAGATCGAGACCGAAGTCCGGGACAAATACACGCGGGCTAAACGCATCGCCGAGGAATTTGGGATCAGCATCCAGGAAGCGGCCATGCAGCTGGGTATGACCGGGACCTCGAGCTTCCAGGTGAAGGAGACCGGGAACGAAGACGATTCCGGCGCGCCCGAGACGCCGGCGCCGGCCGCGCCGCCCAAGCCCGCGAAATCTAAGGCATGAAACAGTACCCCAACGCCATCAAGAAGCTCTTTTACGAGCCGCTCCTCATCACCCAGGCCCGCCATGCCGCGATTTGCCGCGTGCTCGAGGCCCGCATGGCCGGTCAGATGCCCAACCCCGTCGATGATGACGATGAAGACGAGGACGAAGAGGATGGCGATTACGAGTTTAACGGCCGCGACATGATTATCCGCGTGCACGGGGTCTTAGTTGGTCACGCTTCGGATATCCCCATGTCTTCCTGCGGTTGTGGTCTCGACCAGGTCAGTGAGAAAATCGACTTCGCGCTGGGGAAGCGAAAGGTCCAAAACATCATCTTTGATTTCAATACGCCCGGGGGATCGGTCACCGGAATCCCCGAGCTCGGCCGGAAGATCGCCGGCATCGCAAGCAAGGCCACGATCGCTTTCTGCGACTCGGAATGCTGCTCCGGAGGCTTATGGCTGGCCGCCCAGTGCCAGCAGTTCCTGGCTACGACCAGCGCCAGCATTGGATCCATCGGCGTGTGGACCGCCTATACCGACCTTTCCCGCCAGATGGCCATGCAGGGTGAAAGCGTGCAGGCGATAAGCGCCGGCAAGTACAAGCTGATGGGCGCCTATTGGAAGCCACTCTCTGATGAAGAGAAGAAAATGCTCCAGGATGACGTGGACAAAATCTACGGGCAGTTCAAGGAGGCGGTGAACACCCGGCGCCAGGTCGACGACGAATTCATGCAAGGGCAGATTTTCGACGGCGAAACCGCGCGCGAAGTCGGCATCGTCGACGAGCTGGTCGAGGGCCTGCAGGAGATTCTTTCCGGGGATTAGGGAAACGTTGACGCCATTCCAGTCCCAGAATGGCTTTTAAATTTCTCTCGATTGGGAAGGCAAACGCCCGAGTTGATGAACTGGAGGAACAGGTCGCGACCCTGACCAGGGAACGCGATGAGGCGCGCACGGCGCTGGAATCCAATTCAGCCGACGTCACCAAACAGGCCGAGCAGCTCCAGGGCGAGCTCGCGGCCGCCAACAAGCAAATCTCCGTCCTCACCGAGCAATTGGCTGGCGCCAATAAATCGGCCCAGGCCCAAGCCGCTGAAATTGAAGATCTCAGAGGCCAGTTGGCCTCGCAGGCCACCGAAGTGCCAATCAAGGTCGCTCGCCAGGTGCAGGAGCAGCAGGCCCAACTGGGCCAGCCCGCCGTCCCGGCCGTTCCGGCCGCGGCCGCCAAGCCGGAGGCCAAGAACCTCAAAGGAGTCGCCCGCGTGCGCGCGGCCGCCAAGGCCGATCTCGATGCCGCGGGATACGTGCCCAAGATCTGATGCCCCCAACTTTTTTGATCAACCAACTCCCTGAATCCTTATGGCAACCGATGCTTTTTTAACACTCCTCGACATCACCAAAATGAATGGCACCGACCAGGCGGTCGGCATCATCGAAGAAGTGCGCACGTTCGCGCCCGAGGCCAATGTCTTTGGCGGCCGCCCGATTCGCGGCACAACCTACAAGGGCCTGGTCCGCACGGCGCTCCCCACTGGTCCCGGATTCCGCGCGGCCAATACCGGCTCCGCTGTGGTCGTCTCCAAGTGGGACCAGCGAATCAACCAGACCTTTTTCCTGGATGGCCAGATGCGCGTCGACGAGATGGTGCTGGACGCCTCTGAATTCGGCGCTGATTGGGTGCTGGCTAACGAGGCCATGGGTATCGCCAAGCAGAAGCTGATTGCACTCGGCACACAGTTCTACTACGGCAACCCTTCCAAAACCGACCTGGGTTTCCCGGGCCTGACCTATCTTTACGACCCGGCGACGATGGAAGTGACCGCCAATGCGGTGGGCTCTCTCGGGGCAACGACCTCGAGCGCCTGGCTCGTCGTCAACGAACCGGATT